CAAAGAGCAATGGCAGACACAATACTTAATAAGGGTAGAGTTCCAACTAAAACACAGTTTAAGTTAGAAAAGTTTTTAAAATTCGATCAGAAAGGTATACAATCCTTTCAAGATGATTTAGCAAATATGATGATTGTTATGCCATTGATAAAAAATGAGCAAAACTTAAAAGAAAGTGCTAAGAGAATGTTGCAATAAGGAGAATTATGCACGAATCAAATTCAAAATTAAATAAAAACATGATGTCGCAATTTATGGGAAATTATCCTCATAGAAGTTTAGTTTTTGATCCTGATGAGTCAGCTTTACCATCAACAATTGGGTCTGGTGATAACCAATTTACTACTGATTACCCGATGGAAACATGGAATAATGAAATAGATTCAGACACCATAGCAGATTATCAAAGATCACTAGATTATTCTGGACACCCTTCAGAGGAAGAAATACTTAGACTTGAAGCACAAGCAAAAGCAGCAGAAGCTTGGAAAAAAGAATTAGCAAGATGGGCGAAAGCATCTGGTGTTTTACAGAAAGAAAACAAAAAAATTGCAGAACTAGAACAAGGGATGTTGACGGCCAGACTAGAAGCAGAGGCAGAAAGAAAAGCCTTAGAAGCTAAAGCAGCTGAAGCCAAAAGAATAGCAGATGAAGAGGCTAAAAGAAAGGCAGAAGAAGAGGCAAAGATCAGTAAAGATGTAGCCAATGACTTAGATAAAGACTCTGGTAGAAGTAAACCTGTAAAGATGGAAAATCTAAGAGGTGAGAAGCCAGGGTTTGTAATGGCTGAAGGAACTAACTGGTGGAGTGTAGATGAAAAAGATGACTACTGGCAGACTAAAGAAGGTCATAAAGAAGCTATGAACCTGTATGGTCAGAAACCAGCATGGGTAAAAGAATCCACTCTTGAATACAATCCTAAAACTGGCAAGTATGATTCAATTAAAAAGGAAGAGTTTGCTGAGATCAAGCCTAAGAAAAGAATAAGTTTGTAATGGAAGAATTTTTAAAAAAATTATATGATAATCATCCACTCACAAGAGTAGAAAAAATGTTAACTGGAAGAGATGCTCTAGTATTAAATGCTGAAAATAAAGCTAACTCAATTTTAGCAGCTACAGACAAAGATGGTAATTTACTTTATCCAAATGCTAAACACGATCTACTAACACATTTTTTTGTATCTCAAGATATGACTGACCAAACAAATATACCTTTGTCTTTAGCTTTAGGACTAATGAAAGAAGTAGGGGATAGCCAAAGATTACCTTTTTTTAATCCAAGTGGTGGTTACTTTAAAAATAGTACTGGGTTTTCTGTAGATGACTTAGGTGCTAATTATGCAGGTGCGACTAATATGCCTATTGATGAAGCATATGGAAGAGGATTATTTAAGCATACAGAATCTGTACCACGAAACAACGATTGGACACAATCTTCTATCTATGGGTTTGGCCAGGGTCAGTACGACAAGGTATTAGGTAAGTTTAACTAATTGGCCTTTGTAGTGATTGAGCCATATCTACTGTCAATTCACCATTAATAGCAAACAGTTTAATCATTGCCGATCTCGATATTCCATACCTTGCAGCCTTTGCATCTATTAGAGCAAGATCTTTTTGATCGACTTTGATATTAATTTGATGTATCACACTTCCCTTTGCCATTTTGTTTTTCCCTAAGTTGTAATACACTTATTATACATTAGGTAAATTAGATCACAGCTTACAAACACCATCCTCACAATCATCATCTGATGCAGATATTATATATTCTGTCTTGAAGTTTTTACTTGGGCCAGGGGTTGCTATCACACCTAAACCACCCACATTAAACTGATGTAATAAGTTTTCATAACTTCGGATCTCGCATCTTTTAACATATCTATCATAAGCATCTTCAAACTTCAAACTTAATACCGAAGCTCTTTTAGCATAATCTATTGCCAATCCTTTTATTACTTCATCTCTTGTGGGTAAAATCATCACTCTCCTTTATCTATTATTTTAAATTTACATTTGATACATGGCTTACTGCTATATATCTTCCTGGCAGAAATCTCTACTATTTGTCTATCATCTACATATACTACTTCGTTCAACGAATCTAAGATTGCTTTTAGGTAGTTATCTACATCTGCATTATTATCACAATAACGAGCATCTAGCGATTCTTTTTTCTTTTTAGACCAAGACTTGGGCATACCAATAAAGAAGCCTATATCCACACTCAGTAACCCCTCAAACGGAACTATATCTAACTCACTTGTTAGTGCGTCCATGTCTTTTTTAAATTGAGTGTACTTCTTTGGGTAGTATGTAGACCAACGGCTTACTCTTGGTCTGGCTGCGGGAACTGGATTTATATCAAAACAATATATCTCTCTCATATTTACTCACCGTACTCCTCCCCTCTTAGAACATCTAAGTCTGATACTACTATAGATAAGAAAAATCTAATCTCTATATCTCTTGGGTTATCACCCTCTCTCGCTATTTCTAAAGCGTCTTTTACATTACTTGTAATTTCGTCTAGTTTTTGATATTTTTTTGCTTTTCTGTTGTAATTTGACATCACCATAAATTGGAATCACTCTATCTATCATTGTACACGACCCCAACTTTTTTCTGCTCTTTCTTTTTGTTTAAAAATACTTTAGGTGACCACATCCTGTGATTTCTAACAGAGTGCATAAGTTTATTAATTATAGGGTGAGGTTTGTTATGGCTCACTTGATATTCTTATCTATAAGTGTACCGATTAACTTTTCAATGAACCACCTGGCCTTTCTTAAATCTTCAACTTGCCCCTCACCTTTATGCTTATCTCTCCATCTACATAAATACTTCACAGCAGATGCCGTAAAGTAATCCATATCTTGGTCAATAATAAAATCTATGACCTCGATCTCACCTTTTTGATAGTGAGAGGGGTTGATGTTATCTTCTGGTTCAGCCACCAATCCAACCAAATAGCAAAGCCAGAACGACTATGCCTAGAAAAATAGTTAATGACTTGTTTTTTAACACTTGGTCGATAATGTCTTTCATTCTGACAACTCCTTACGGATGTCATCATCTAACAAACGCCATATAACAACTGCTGCAAGTAGCCCTACTAAACCAGCACCACCTAACTGTGCTATGATGTCGATGATCGTTCCAATTACATTACCACCTAAAAAAGGTACGCTATGACCAAAGACAATCTGTAAAACAATTGCCAAACTAATCAGTTTAATACCTACGTTTATACTCGCATCTGCTATGCTCATTACTTTATCTAACATCTTCTCTCTCTCCTTTCCTAGTTATAACAGAATAGGACACAGCATTGGGTTGGAAACACTACTTTGCAACACCACTATTATAATAACTTGCCTGTCGTTCTTACTATGCCCTAATCTCTTATAACTCCCTTATTTCCTGCCCATCCTATACATCCTATTGCATCTGCTGGTCTACATATTAAAGTAGTATCATGTGGTTTAAATTCACTTTCTTTGGCCTGGTATTTTAGTCTTTCTTCAAATGCACTACAACTTGAGATTGCCCCAATTATAAACGCAATCAATATTATTTTTAGTTTATTTTTCATATAAATTAATCTCCACTTATACTTAAAAGTTTTCCATCATTATTAATGCAAGTTTTATTAAGTATTGGTTTTAATGTTTTTATAAATTTATTTTCTAAATAATCTAATTCATTTCTTGGACATGGTATCCCATATACTCTATCAAAAATTTTTCCATCTGCTCTATGTTGTTTAACTCTTTGAATAACTGTAATGGATTGACCCACATAAACAACTTCATCTTTTAATGCTAAAAAATAAACAACAGGCTCATAATTATCAGGCACTTGTTTAAGATTTGGTATATCAGCAATAGATTTAGGTGGTCTTTCAGTAAAATCACCGATTGCTGCAACTAAATTAATAGGATAAATACTTTTTCCATCAACCTTTTGAACAAGATTAAATGCTACCCAGTTTCTAACTTCCGTAACATTAAAGAATGGCTCTCCATTATCTATTCTATAGTGAGGTATTACTTGAGAATCTGCTAGTTCAAGCAATCTCTTTTCTGTAAGTTTTGTTTGTGTTGTTATTTCACTTGCCAACTTTAAACCTGTAGGCATTTTATCAAAAATATGAACACCTTTAATTTTACTAGCCATATATATTAATCTCCATATCATTAAACTTAGAATACTCTCCATGAAACTCACATTTAACAAAACCTGTCTGCCCCATTCTATTCTTAGCAACAATTAATTCTGCTAGTCCTTTGTCCTCAGACTCATCTGAATAGTATTCATCTCTATAGACCATGATTATACAGTCAGCGTCTTGCTCTATTTCACCAGATGATCTTAAATCACTCATAAAAGGTCTTTTGTTCTCTCGATGCTCAACCCCCCTACTTAATTGAGATAACAGTATTACGGGTATTCCTAGTTCCTTAGAGAGATATTTTAATTCTCTAGTAATATGACCCAGTTCTGAAATCTCTTTGCCTTTATCGTATTTCATAATCTGCAAGTAGTCTATTACTATCATATCAATGTTCATTTCACTATTAAGTTGCCTAGATTTTGTTGCTATATCATGTATTGACATTGATGGTTTATCAATAATAGTTAAATTCTGGTTGCCGATCTTAGCCAATGTTTCATAAAATACAGTTTGTTCCGTATCTGACATATTGCTATTATCAATTTTAGATAGATGTATAGATGAATGAGCAGAGGCAAGTTTTAACATGAGCTGCACTTGACCCATTTCAAGGGAGTAAAACAAAACATTCTTTTTCTTAGATACTGCATCTGCAATGTTTAGAGCCAGAGTAGATTTACCCATACTAGGCCGACCTGCCAAGACAGTTAATGTTTCTGGTCTGAATCCTGTAATTAGAGCGTCTAGGGATTTAAGCCCACTAGATAATCCAACACCACCAACTGATAAATTTTCTAAATAATCTACTGTCTTTCCAACGATAGCCTGTATAGAACTTTCATCTTTATCTTCTAATTCTAATTCAAGGTTTTGTATCTGGGAAACTGTATCTTGATAGTTATCGTATTCAATAATTTTTTTAAGATCCTCTATCTGATTTTTAATTCGACACTCTCTTACATGAGAGGCATAAGATTTTATGTTTGTAGTTCCTGTAGAGTTCTCTATTAGCATTGCCAAATCTTCAAAATCAACTGCCCAGGTCCTATCTAGGGGTTGATAATCATTTGTAATGTAATCTCTTACAGTTATTACATCAATAGCTTTATTATCTTTTTTCATATGTAAGATACAACGAAAGACATATCCTAACTTCTCATTACTAAAATCTTCTTCTGCTAATCTAGTTTGCATAACTTTGTCAACACATGGGTCTAGCAGCAACCCACCAACAACTGCTCTCTCTGAATCTATGGAGTCGTATTTCATAATTTTCCTTATTTTGGGGTATAGCGAGGTCTGGCTATACCCATTAAAGTTTGTAGAAACGAATATTTCGAGTCCGTTTTTTTAATAAATTGTTTTTTTATTCACCAAATCCATCTATTGCTTTTGGTGATAAGTAACCTTCTCTTTGTTCAGGTGTCATCTTTTGATATTTAGCTATGGTTTCTATCCAACGTTTATCACTAAGTTTATGCCAACCTACACATCTACCTATAGGTGAACGACCACAACTACACGCAACCTTTTTATGTGGTGAAACACCTTTTAAATCTATCACACTAACCATCCTTTTCTCAAAGCCTCTAGCCACATAACAATATATATTAGACAACCTGTAGTGGTTGCTACCATTAACCATACTGTTAAATATATAAATGTTTTCATATTAGTAAAGTTGATCTTCTATACATCCATAAAGATAACTACCATCACCAGTATCTTGAAGATGCTCTAACTCTTCATCAGTTAATTTCGTTCCATCAATCCAAGTTGCCTCCTCAAAATAACTATCACAAAAATCTGGGTAGTCTGATGTATTAATATAACAATGGGTGTCTTGAATCATTTTGGTATTGACTTCTTTCATTACAATGCCATTTCCAAAGATGCTAGTTTTACCTGTATATTTTTCTTTATCAGTTAATAGATTCATTTTTTCCTCCAATTAAATTCCTCACCATATGGGTTAGATATTTTTTTAGGTTTAATGTCAAACATTTCCCATTGCCTTTGATTAATAAAGGTTTGAAAATGTGGTATGTATTTTTGTTCACCCCAATCTAAATATAAACGATTAAGTATTAACAAAACTTCTTTCCAATCTTTGTGTTTCTTAGTGAAGTTATCCATCTCGGTAATTAAGCCACGCTTTTTACCTTTATAGTTATCTCTGAAGATATCGAACTCAATCAACTCCTCATCAGTTGGTCGAACAACAACTTTCTCAGCCTCAACTTCATGTGGTTTTGCACAATGTGGGCATATTACTAGCATAGCATCCTCCTATATATTTTTCATTAAAAGTTTAGTCATTGGGTCTTTGTACCAATTATGGCCATCAAGCATATCAGAACGATCCACAAATTTTCCCTCATGTGTTTTTGTTTTTCTAACTGGCCTAAAGATTTTCTTTGGATCTGTATATTTTTTCAGTCTTGCTCTAGCACACGAACTAGTACATTTTGGAATACTATCTACAACCATACGAGCAGTCCATTTAGACCCATCATCTAATGTGTACACACGCACAAGATAATGTTCCCAACCTTTGAGGCTGTTGTTTGTATACTCTTCCCCACCAACTATTGTGATGGGGGTATCTGGTTTTAGGCTCAAAACGGCACATCCTCATCATCAATTGGGCTTTCAACTTTTTTAGAGTGGGCAGCCTCAAACTCTGATACCTTTTGAACTTGAATGTTAAGCACAGGTGCTTTAGGATTGTCGCTTGTAGACTTCCAGGCAGACACCTTATAGTCTTCACCCTCTACATCTAGATGTCCTGTGTATTGAGGTGATTTGGGATTATCAGTAAACTTACTTTTCCATATAGCACCTTTGTTAGTGTCATCGTATTCTTCATTATTAGCCATTGTATTTCCTTATATTAAAAAGGGTCACTTAATGGTAGACCCAAGCACCAGACTTATTTTATAACCTAACGACCGAGGAAAATACTTGGCCGAATAACATTGGAAAGTCAACCCCTGTTAATTCTTTTAGAAAGCCTTTGCCTTAGTTCTACTACAATTTCTGGCTCCCACTTTTCCTTACCATGAACAGAGTACCAAGCTTCTAGTATCTCATCAATAGAAAACCTTCTATCTACTTCCTCAGACAAAAGATGTATTATTTTCCAAGGGTTATCCTTAGTCAGTTCTGTATTTAATATAGTTTCTTTTGTATCACTCATAAATCCTCCTCTGGGTTAGAGGTATAGTTTTCATTGAGATCGGTTAGTTCATCTTCAGTTAAAGGTTGGTGAGATAAATCACCAAACATATCCATAGCAACATCTATAACTGCTATCCAAGGTGAGTTAGGATTCTCATACTCACGCTCTTGCATATCTTCCATGATTTCCTTGGCTCGATCAAGAGAGCAATTAGGACTCTTTAACTCTTTAGTAAGCCTATTGACCTCTGCCCCAGTTTGTTGACTTTTAGTGGGTGCTTTGAAGTCCTCAGACTCATCCTCACCCATATGACCCATCTCATAAAGACCTGCGAGTTTAAGAACTGCTCTGGATAATGACCTCTTCTCTGCTATTTCCATAACATACCAAGAGATAGTATTACCATCCCCACCTTTACCTCGCTTACAAGATCCGAAAGTTTCTATGAATGCATCTTCCATATGAGCAGTTGCTTTAACACAAGCAAAGTCTGGCTCACATTTAATGACCTCATAAATAACTTTGATATTACAACCCCTCTGTACTTTTTCAATACCACTTCTAGTAAGAATTGTATAGTGAGCGTGTTTGAATGTATCTTCTTTTTCTAGTCCGAACTTTTTATAGAGGGTGTTCAACCTCTCTCTATTTGTAGCCATTTTTATTCCTCTTTAGTTAAACCCCGAATTGACCTATGAACTTCCATAGAAACTCATAAAAAGCAGTCGGGTAATCTGCCTTAAATCTTATCTTATCTTCCTTAGTCAAAGGTGTACCATCTTTAAACTTACCACTACGAACAGTAGCAGTATCTAAATCTGGGTATTCGCCTAGTGAATAATAAAAAGTCAAAGACTCTAAGTCTATTAACTCTATTTCGTTATACATTAATTTTCCTCCTTTAGCTTGATTGGAGTCCATTTAGTATTAACTTCATTAGCAATTTCAGTTCGTTGTTTACTGATAGCTACTGCTTTCTCTCTCAACGATAACTTGGGTGTTTTTTTATCCCACCAGTTAGCCTTTCTTTCTTCTTTAAAAATAGAATTAAAAGAATTCTCAACTGGCTTGTAATTTTTAACAAACTTTTTAAGATTTGTTGCAAATTCATCAAGTGAAACTTCTGTTGTTTCAGAAAGATCTATACATCTTTTTACCTCATCTGGTGTTGGATGATTCTCTTCCTCTGGCAGTAAACCATCTGCTACCATTCCAATATGTATATCGCTCATTCTACCCATGATAACCTCCATGTTTTTTTTGGTTTAATTTATCCCATTCATTGCAAGTAAAAATTGCATTCTGGGTTGCTTCTACAACATCATCCGAGAAATCCCAAATCTCACCAGACATCTCAAATTGTTTTACCCAAGCCTCTGCCATAACATCTTGCATAAAATCTTCAAGATACTTAATGCTTTGCCTTGCGTGGGGTGGTAATAGATATAGTTCACGAGTTAAATCGTGTTCAAATATTTCGTAGACTGACTCATTCTTATCTTGTTGATTGTAATGAGCGTCTAGTAATGATTGATGATATGACATAATTTTTCCTCTGGTTAATTAATATTATACGCTTTAGGTATTAGATGTTAGATCTAAAAGCATAACTAAGTATATGACTGATAACAGAAACTGTAAACGAATTGCCTAAACATTTGTACCTTTGACTATTTGATATACCCTCTGTATATCCTATTGGAAATGTTTGTAAAGCCTCACATTCACAAGGTCGTAGCTTTCTATAGGTAGGATTGTCTAAAACTTTAGCAACATTACTTGCAACTACAGTTGGTGACTTTCCATCTGGACTGTAAACTCTTTCAGCCATATCAAACTTTCC